TCTTGCGCCGGGGGCGGTACGTGACATAGGCGGAAGACATCTGAGAGTTTCCTAATGTAAGCTAAGATAAGATTTCAAAGCCCGCGGTGCGGGTGGCGGGAGAGGCAAGCCTCCCCCTCAATGGCCAAAATATCTATATAAGTGTAGGAAGGTGATCCTACCTACCTACGACCCAAAATATGGGCGCTCCTGGGATTCTCGGAAAGTGCGACGAAATCTTCCGAAAAGCAGCAGAACGAGCAGCTGCTGAAACGCACAGAGATATCATACCAGGACTGATGGTAAGATTCTGTGACCTAGCAGCGACAGAATACAGGCGTTCGTGGGACGAACACTATCTCAAACTCCGGGAAATGTACATAAAAGAGCATTTGGAGCATATTGAGAAAAATCTGGCTCCATTATGCCGTGACTTACGTACACTTCTTATAAAAGAGGAGATTATGGCTCCGCCAGATCACCCACTAGATCTGGTGGGTAAGTGGGCGTGGATAACCCTTCGGCCAAAAACCTATTCACAGAAGGATCGTGGGTTTATGAACAGGTCGGAAAGACCGCAGAAGAAGCGGGCGATGGCTTTCACGTTCATATGCTAATGAAAGTAAAAGACTACGTACAGGTCAAAGACATACTCAACGCAGTCAAATTCATATCTTATAAATGCCAAACGCAAATTGGCGAAAAAGATAAGAACAAAAAATTCGTATGGAAACAAAAAGACCTAGACTTTTTACAAAACTATATGGCTGGTGACAAGCACAACAAAGCCAAAGACGCAGCAGTCGCGATAGACGCAATGTGGCGAGAGGCGAATCAGTTAAAACGGGGGGAAAAATCCGCAACAATCAAGACCGGAAGTGTTGCGGCTAACAGCGATCTATAAAAGCTATGTAGTATTTAATCGCATATGTGCACGGGCTGTCTAACTCGCTGTAACTCGCATCCTAGCCGCGGCCGTTTGTATCCAACAAACGTGCAAGCCGCAAGCGGCCCGCACCTCCGTTCGGCTGCAAGCCTCCTGCGGGGGGTGGGTTATTTGCCTGCTACGCAGAAAATATGTGCCATACCATATTAGGTTCTACAAGAAAAAAAAGTTGTTTTTGTAACGGTTTACTGGGCATCCAGAACCTTGTAATTAGCTTGGAAGCTAAGATCATACGTAGGAACGTAAACGCCAGAATCCTGGCCTGATGTGGTGTTCTCACCACCGACACCGGTCGTGACAGTATTATTAGCGCGGACACACAGCCAGTAGTTGTGGTTCACACGCGCCTTATGATAAGCAATAGTATCCGCCATATCATTAGTAGTTGTGTTAATAACCGAATCGGTACGATCAGCGTCAGTGTTTTCGTCGTAGCGACTATTAACGTCGTGATTGAAGTTAATGAAACGCCGAATAGGCAGCATCATAGACACGAGCTGCTTGTTGCCCTCGTCCATAGTGGACTCAGTCTCAGCAATCGTAACAGTCTTGTCGTAAACGACCTGAATGTACTTGCTGAACCGCGAACCAATGTTCTGCGAGATAGCAACAGGGTTAACGGAATGCTTACGTAGCATAAAATCAACCCAAAAAGCTTTGCGCTCCGACAACTGCTCAGCAGAGAGCAGCGACAGAGACAGCGACTCATCGGGGTCGGTGTACGGATTAATATGGTAACCCTCCTTCTTAAAGCGGAACACCTGAATCTGATACGTCGTCTCCTTATGGATACGACCCCAAAGCAGCATACGGATCTTGATACTATCAAGGAACAGCTTACTCGCGTGCGAAAAAGGATCCGGAGAACCAGCCATAATGCCGGTAGAGCTGCCAAACACAACAGGATGAGCAATCTTCGCAAACGAAGTATCGCGCTGCATCGTAAACTGAGCAAAAGTGTCACCACGATCAGCGTTAGGACGATCAATAGTAGTCAGACAGAAACATTGCAGAGGCACTGTGCCGGTAGCACCGGCAGCATTGACCAACTGACGACTGCCAAAACCAGTCTCAACCTCATTCATAAGCTGAAAAATCTGAGGAATCGTCTTAATGCTGCCTTTCAAGACAGCAGCAGGAGTGCTCATAGAGAGCGGGCGCGCTTTCGCGCGGTACGTCTTAGACGTCTGAGAAGGCTTACGACGCGTAAGCGTAGAGGACGAGCCGGTGCGCATAGCAGAGGCATATGCAGTGGAAGTCGGTATAACCGTCTTACCACCAAGCGATTTACGAGGGCGGCCAGGGGCCGAACGCTGAGTACCCACTGTACGAGTGGCAACAGCAGCACCAAGCATCGCAGCACGGTTCGCAAAGCGGCGGATGCCGGGACCCATCTTGCGCCGGGGGCGGTACGTGACATAGGCGGAAGACATCTGAGAGTTTCCTAGTAGAGATTAAGAAAATATATTTGGCCAACTCCGGGGCGGGGACCAAGGTCCCGCCCAACCCGGAATACTTAAAAATAAGATATATGCATATGTTAGAATGGCCGAAAATAGTTCCAATAGTTCCAGGGGGGATGGTAATACTGGTTACATCCCCCCTGCGGAGCAGACTAAAAAACAACCTGCTCCTCGTAAGCATTACTGCTTTACTTTTAACAATTATGAAAATAGTTCCAGTAGTTCCAGGGTTTGTGCTTCTCTGAGAGAGATCGCAAAAAAGTTTGTCTTCCAAGAAGAAACTGGTGAAAACGGAACTCCGCATCTACAAGGATATGTAGAGCTGACAAGCAAACGACGTATTACAGAGCTAAAAAAGCGTTTGGGTGATAAAATACACTGGGAAGTGTGCAGGAACATTGAGGACTCCATTAAATACTGTCAGAAAGATGAAACCCGTACCGGTGCAGTATACAAATGGGGATTTCCAAGAGAAGTAAAAACTATTACTAACCTACGATGCTGGCAAGCGAAGATACGTGATATGCTTCTTGAAGAGCCAGACGATCGTACCATTGTGTGGATATACGACCCTGTCGGATGTAACGGAAAGACAATGCTATTAAAATATCTGGTTGTAAAGTATGGATGTATTTTCACAAGCGGAGGAAAGAACGGTGATATCATTAACCTGATATTCAACAATAAGGATTATATGACAGTCAATCACAACCCTATCGTTCTTTGGAACCTTCCGCGAACTATTGAGCCAAGTTACATCAGCTACAACGCGCTTGAATCTATCAAGGACGGATGCATATCAAATAACAAATTTGAATGTAGTAGCTTTGTATGCCCAAACCCACACGTGGTAGTGTTTGCTAATTGCCTTCCAAACTTCGGAAGTTTGACTGAGGACAGATGGAAGGTGTTCACGATTAATGACAATGATTTAGTGGAATACACAGATCGTGAAGAAGTTATCGTAGAATGAGATAACATATGTGCACAGGATGTTTAACACAATGTTACTCGCGTCCTAGTCGCGGCCGTTTGTATCCAACAAACGTGCAAGCCGCAAGCGGCCCGCACCTTCGTTCGGCTGCAAGCCTCCTGCGAGGGGCAGGGGTTTGACTGCTACGCAGAAAATATGTGCCGAATTCTATCGGGTTCTACGAGAAAAAAAAGTTGTTTTTGTAAAGATTTACTGAGCGTCCAGTAGCTTGTAATTGCACTGAAACGAAAGGTCGTACGTGGGAACGTAGACGCCAGTGTCCTGGCCGACGGTGGTGTTCTCACCACCAGTGCCCGTAGTAACGGTGTTGTTAGCGCGAACGCAAAGCCAAAGGTTCTGGTTCATACGCGCCTTATGGTAGTAAGTAGTATCAAGCATATCATTCGTGTTCGTGTTGATGACCGAATCGGTACGATCGTCATTGGTGTTCTCGTCGTAGCGAGTGTTGACGTCGTGGTTGAAATTAATAAAGCGCCGGATAGGCAGCGTCATACTAACAAGCTGCTTGTTGCCCTCGTCCATAGTGGACTCAGTCTCGGCGATGGTAACCTTCTTGCTGTAAACGACCTGAACATACTTGGCGAAGCGAGCGCCAATGTTCTGAGAAACGGCAACTGGGTTAACTGTATGCTTACGCAACATATAGTCGTGCCAAAAAGCCTTACGCTCGGAGAGCTGCTCGGCAGAAAGCAACGACAGGGACAGCGACTCATCGGGATCCGTATACGGATTGATGTGGTACCCCTCCTTCTTGAAGCGGAATACCTGAATATCATACGTCGTCTCCTTGTGGATACGACCCCATAGCAGCATACGAATCTTAATGCTGTCAAGAAACAGCTTACTCGCGTGCGAGAAAGGATCCGGACTACCAGCCATAATGCCGGTAGAGCTGCCAAACACAACAGGGATACTACCCTTACCAAACGATGAATCACGAAACATAACAAACTGAGTGAGAGTATCTCCGCGGTCGGCGTTGGGCCGATCTATGGTTGTTAACGAATAACAATGCAGTGGCAGTGAGCCGGTAGCACCGGCAACGTTGAGAAGCTGGCGATTACCATAGCCAGTCTCAACCTCATTCATAGCCTGATAGATCTGAGGGATCGTCTTAATGCTGCCACGGAGGACAGCAGCAGGCGTGCTCATTGAGAGCGGGCGCGCTTTCGCGCGGTACGTCTTAGACGTCTGAGAAGGCTTACGACGCGTAAGCGTAGAGGACGAGCCGGTGCGCATAGCAGAGGCATATGCAGTGGAAGTCGGTATAACCGTCTTACCACCAAGCGATTTACGAGGGCGGCCAGGGGCCGAACGCTGAGTACCCACTGTACGAGTGGCAACAGCAGCACCAAGCATCGCAGCACGGTTCGCAAAGCGGCGGATGCCGGGACCCATCTTGCGCCGGGGGCGGTACGTGACATAGGCGGAAGACATCTGAGAGTTTCCTAGTAGAGATTAAGAAAATATATTTGGCCAACTCCGGGGCGGGGACCAAGGTCCCGCCCAACCCGGAATACTTAAAAATAAGATATATGCATATGTTAGAATGGCCGAAAATAGTTCCAATAGTTCCAGGG